CCACGCAAGTCATCCTCTGGCTGCAAGACCGCCTCGCAGACGGCCTCGCCACGCTCAAGCCCCACTTCAAACGCATCCTGATCCCGACCTCTTACGGGAACCACGGACGCACCACCGTCAAGCCCCGCCACGCCACCGGAGCCGCCCACAGCTACGAGTGGCTGCTTTACCGAATCCTCGAAGGCCGCTTCGCCGACGACCAGCAAATCGAATTTCAGATCGCCGACAGCTATTTCAATTTCATGACGGTCTTCGACCGCCGCCTGCGCTTCCACCACGGCGACGGGCTCAAATTTCAAGGCGGCATCGGGGGCCTTACCATCCCGACAGAAAAGGCCATCGCCTCATGGAATAAATCGCCGAACCGAGCCGACCTTGATCTCTTCGGGCACTGGCACCAATACCAACAATCCCGGCACTGGCTCTGCAACGGCAGCCTCATCGGCTACAACGCCTACGCCCTCTCGATCAAAGCCTCCTTCGAGCCCCCCACACAGACCTACTTCCTCCTCGATAAAAAGCGCGGCAGGACCATGACCTCCCCCATCTACCTATGAGCTGGAAATCCCTCGCCAAGCGCACCAACAGCCTCCCCGAAGGCTGGAGCACCCCCGACGAAATCGCCTCCGACCTCGATTGCGAAATCTCCGAAGTCCCAAAAATCCTTGCCGCCGCTATCCGAGATGGCCAAGTCGAGAAACAAAACTTCCCGTGCTGGACCCCCGGCAGCCGCCAACTCCTCTACCAGACCGGCTACCGCCAGCGCCCCGCCGGAACCAAATCCTCCCCCGCCGCCGCCAGCGTGCCCGGCATCCCCGACGACCTCCTGCCGCGAGTCCGCGAGAAAATCCTCGCCCACCCAAACAAAACCGCCTCCGGCATCCGCGACCTTTTTAGCACGAACAACCGCCGCCGCCTCTCCACCCCGGCCATCCGCGCCCTCCTTGACAAGCCCCCGCACAATAGAAAGTAGACCATGGCAAAAACCATCGACCAACTCACTCTCCTCTCCACGCTGCCGGACGATTCAGACTTTTTGCCCATCAGCGACAACGGCGTCACCAAGCGCATCACCTCCGGCGTCCTGAAAAGCGACTGCCTTCGCACGGTCAGCAACACCGTCACCGTCCCCGCCGCCACCAACTTTGCCCTTGACGCCACCACCGGCACCAAGCTTGGCACCGACGCTACTCAAAAGCTCGGATTCTGGAACGCCACGCCGGTCGATCAACCCGCCCTCACCGCCGATCTCCTCGATAGTTTGCAGGAAGTTGGACTGATCGCTTCTGGCTCCGGAAGCACTCCGCTTAATCTTTCCAGCGGAACCTTAACTTGCGGACCTGTAAATTGCGCTGGTTTGACTTTGGGCGAAGGCAACAATGTGGCTGCTGGAACCTCCACCGGCACCAAGATAGGCACCGCCATAACGCAAAAGCTCGGATTCTGGAACGCCACGCCGGTTGTGCAACCAACCGCAATTACGAGTCTTGATGTTACCACTTCCACCGGTTCACTGCCAACGGCAAATGGATCAGTAACAGTTGATGCAACCTCGCCAACAGTAAACCAACTTTTAGAATTCTGCGTAGAGCTGGCAGCTAAACAAGAGGCCATTCTTTCCCGGCTGCGCACGATTGGCATTATCGCAACATAATGTCGCTGGACTCCCCCATAGCTATTGATGGCGACTTTGGATTTATCGGCTTTGCCAGCCGACTCAATCCGGTCAATCTTCCGCCTGGGGTTTTGCAAGACTCGGTGAATATGCGCTTCGACCGAGGCGTTGCCAAGGTTCGCAAAGGTGCCAAGCGCCTCGCTGAAAACATCTCGCCTGCTGGCACCCCGCTCTCCCTTCCGTTTGTTCTTAACTCCGCGCCGAACGAGCCCGTCGTCCGCTCGGCCTATGCCGGTGGAATTTTCACCTCAGCCGTGATGCGCTCGCCAGACGGAGTGAATTCCATGGAGGTTCTTGTCATCGCCGGTTCCGACCGTGCATTCCCAGTCCTCGCCCAAGGTGATTTCACCTCCGGCGTCTGGAGCGATGGATACCTTTCCACTGATACCGGCGAACCGATTTCCTACGAAGACGAATCTCCCATCGTCATTTCCATTCTCCCCGGCGAGTTAACATTTCCAGACGGCAGCAGCATTGAGGCTAACGATACCGTCACGATGCTGCAAGCCTACGACCGCCTCTACCTTTTCTGCGAGGCCGATCCGACGATCCCAGGCTGGGAGGAGAAAAACCTCACTGCTGGCGGCATTACCGTTTCCACCACCACCGCCACCGTGAACTGCACGGGCCACGGCTACACCTCCGGACAGCGAATCCGGTTGGAAGGGTCTCCCACCGCCGCATTCAACGGCCACGAATTTGACATCCTTAGCACTACTGGCAATTCATTCACCATTGCCGTGCCAGCGGGCACAGCCAACGACACCGCCATCTCTGGGCGCACCGTCCGCCGTGTAAAACCACCGATCTATTGGGACGGCCTGCCCACCACGAATTTTGTCAAATCCCCCGCAGGAATCCCCTCTGCCGGTCCCACCTATCGCACCATGCGCTCGGTCGGGTGGGCAAGCTACATCAATAACCGCCTCGTCATCCCTGATGGCCGCGACTCGGTTTCGCTTTCCGATGTTCTGGACCCGAACAATTACGACCCCTTCTGGCAAAACTTCCGAGCCAACCAAGGCAGCAACGACTACCTCGTAGCCGTCCACCCATGGGTCGAAGGCAGCGCCCTCGTCTTCATGCGCCGGTCCATCTATCTGGCCGAAATCAATCAATCATTCGATATCGTTGATACCGGCGCGACCTTGATTTCCAAGCTCACCCTCCTCACCGACGAAGTGGGTTGCTCCGCCCGCCGCTCCATCGTCACGGCAGGCAACTTCGTTTATTTCCTCTCCGACTCCGGCATCTATCGGTTGGACACCAAGCTCGACCTCAAACTTCGCGGCGACACCAAACCTCTCTCCGACCCCATCGCCGACCAATTCGCAAACTTAAATGCGGAGCTGGCGAAGAACTCTGTCGGACTGTGGTTCGACAACCGCTACCTCATCGCCTGTCCCACCGACAATTCCGGTGCACAGACCACTACCAACAATACCGTTTTCATTTACAACTCTCTTAACGAGTCTTGGGAAACCCGCGACATTTATGGTTTCGGCGTCGATAATTTCCTGGTAGCCACCTACGGCACTACCCGCCGCGTCTTCATCACCAACCGCGCTGGTTCCCTTTTTCTCTTGGATGAAATCGAAGCCGGAGACGAAGCCGCTCAAGCTGGCGCAGGCACCACGCCTGTCGAAGCCACCATCCGGACGCGCCGCTATAACTTCGGCACCCCGCACTCCAAGCGGTTCCTCCGCAGCCTCGCCGATGTCGTCCTTCCCGAGTCCTCATCCCTATCCGCATCCGCCGTCATCATTAACCCCGACTCCACCTTCCAAGTCGCCACCCTCTCGAACTCCACCGGAACCCCGGAGGATTACTCACTTAAATTTCCCATCCGCACAAAAGCCCATGCCCTGGAGCTGACATTCACCAGCACCACCGGTCGGCCGGAAATCCGTTCCGTCGCCGCCGAGGCCGCCACGGGCAGACTCCCGCACACCGAAACCCGCACCGTCTCCTAACCCATGGCTACCATCACCGTCACCAAAGGCTACAACCACCCTACAGGATTCACCTCCGGCCAGACCGTTACCCCGGCCATCTTGAATTTGGCTCAAACGCCGAGCGTAATTATCGCGGCCATCGCCACTGAGGATATTTCCAACTCAGCGATCACCACGGCCAAAATCGCAGACGCGAATGTCACCACGACCAAGCTGGCCGACAAATCCGTCACCACGACCAAGCTGGCCGACAAATCCGTCACCTCGACCATCCTCCGCGATTCCGCCGCCTTGTCGGTAATCGGAAATCCGACAAATAGCACCACTAACCCAACCGACCTCTCGGCCTCCACCGACGGTCATGTCCTCCGCCGCAGTGGAACAGCTTTGGGCTTTGGCACCCTCGGCCTCGCCAGTTTAGCTTTGCCGTCAAATTTTCCCATCCAAGTTGTTCAAGCCGTTAAAACAAACACCCAGGATATCAACACCGGCGCATCCGATTGGGTTGATGTTTCAAGCCTTTCTATCACATTAACAAGAAGGATTGCTTCATCTTCTGGGGCAGTTCGCATTCAAGCCAACATTTCGTGCACCACTAACAATGGCAACCATGGGATTGCATTTAGAATCTTGCGTGGAAGCACAGCCATAGGAGTTGGGACTTCTTCAGGAGATCGACTTGTAGCAACAAGTAACGGTGGATATAGCGGAGCACACACCATTCAACCCGTTAATTTGGATTTTATTGATACCTCGCCAGGTTCCACATCAACAGTTTCGTATAAAATACAAGCAAGAGTTTATTCAGCGGCAATAGGATACATAAATAGATCAGAATACGATACAAATACTGGAGACTATTCTTTCCGCACCATCAGCACCATGACCGTCACCGAATTAGCCCCCTAATGCTCCCCTGGGAACGCGCCCGCAACTGGCATGACGAACACACCACAGAACCTTTTGAATGCCTCCTCGGCTGGCACATGGGCCACGGCCTCGTTTTCAACACCCCCGAGGTCTTTCTCCTCGCCCACGAAGTCCACTACTCCCCAGACACTAACACTATGACCTACGACCTCCCCCCCAATGCCTGGTTCGTCGAACTCGCCGCCGCGACCAACCACGCGAACCCCGTCCGCGAATTCATGCGCGTCGCCACCCGCCCGCAAGAGTGGGCCATCTGGCACCGCCGCAACTCCTTCGAGCCCCACGCCTACCTCTGGCACAAACTCGCCCGCCGCGTTGGTCTTGGAGGGACGACCTCCGTGTCGTCCGTAGCTCACGAAAGGGGGGTAGCGTAATGGGTGGCAAAGGACCTAAAAAACCAAAGATGCAGCCGGTGCCCAAGGCCGCCGAGCCGCTGGACTATGAGAAAATGTTTGCGGCAGCGCGGGAGAACTCGCGCCTCATCGGTCAAGACCAGATCGACCAACTCAAGTCGGCCTATCCCGAGTTTGAAAAGCTCCAGCTAGGCACGATTGCTAAAGTCTCAGCCAATCTCGACAACGAGAGCTACCGCGAGGCCAAAGCCGGACTGGATGCGGTGGACCCTCGCAACAACGCAATCTCGAAGCAACTTAACGCCTCCGCCCTTGCCGATCTCCAGCTTGGCCGCAGCCTCACCCCCGAGCAAGAACGCGCCGCCACCCAAGCTGCCCGCGCCGGAATGTCCGCCCGTGGCCTCGGCGTCGGCAACGCTGCCCTTGCCGCAGAAGTCCTCAACCGTGACGCCTACGCCAGCCAGCGCGAAGCGCAACGCCGCACCTTTGCAGGCGCTGTCATGGCCGACACGAATCAGACCGCCCTCAATGTCGCCAACCAGCGAATGAACTACGACCCCTACCAGAGGGCCTTTGCCCCCGGAGCCTCCTTCGGGCAAGGGCTAAGTGGCCAAGCGGGCGGAATGCTCGGCCAAGCCTACGGAACAGCCCTTAATACAGTTACAAGCACAAATTCATTTAACGCCAACATGCTTGAATCCCGCCGCAACACCGTGCAAAACAACAACGCCGCCCTCCAAAGCGCCTACATGGGAGCCAAGGCCAGCGAAAATGCCGCTAACATGGGCCTCCAGGGAGCCGCCATGGGAGCCAGCGCCGTCGTCGGAGCCGCCGCCGCTGCCTGCTGGATCGCCCGCGCCGCCTTCGGCACGGCTACCACCCGGTGGAAGGAATACCGCCGCGCCATGCTCCGCCATGCCAGCGACCGCACGATCCGACTCTACTGCCAGCACGGCCAAGCCCTCGCCGCCCGCCTCACCACACCCCTCCGCCGCCTCGCCGCCCGCCTCACACTCCGCACACTCGAATGGTCTTGGAACTAACAGAGAAAATCCGGCTCGAAGGAGCCCAACGCGCCTGCACGCCAGAAGAAACTCTGGAGCGCATGCGCCCGCATTTCCACACCGCAGGCATTACCCGCCTCGCCGAGATCACCGGGCTCGACCGCATCGGCATTTGTGTGGCTCAGTGCATGCGGCCCGACGCCATCGTTCTGGCCGTGGATTCCGGTAAAGGAGCCACCATCG